GAAGGGGCTATTTGGAGGGCGGGGTCTTTTCGGGGGAAACGAGCTCGATGGCGGCTCGCAGAGCCGCGTCGTCCCGCACATCCAACTCCCGCTTCGCCATCAGCGCGAGTAGGATTCGAACCGCGGCCTCCTTCTCCGCCGGGGAGAGCTCGCTGCGGTGGCTGGCCAGCGTGGGATACTTCGCCAGGAACGCCTGCCATACCATGTCGTCGATCTTCGTTGGCGTAGCCGAGACCAGAATATCGACGGCCCTCGGAACGTAAGGACGGAGTCGGACGGCTAGTCCCGGGATGAGCTTCAACGCTCGCCGCAAAGGATCGGAAAACATGGACCAGAAAGGCATGGTCACCTCCTGATTCATAGTCGCATCAGGAGGAACGACGGATGTGGGATCGTATACTATCCCAGAAGCGGCGCGCCGCATCCGCGGCTTGCCCCTGTCTGAATCGCACGGAGGCGATTATCGGAACGTTCATTCTGAGGAGGGAGCTGCGACGGGCTTCCGTTGTCGAAGCGAAGCGGTTGGATTCATGCTGGCGGACATCCCCGATATCCACATAGACGAGCTCGTGTTTCCCTTGCAGGATGCGAACGCCGCGGCCGAAACGCTGACGGACCGCGTTGGCGTTGCGTCCCATTGTGGCATCGATGATCGTATCCAGCGAGCGAATGTTCACGCCCTTCTCAAAGACGCGGTTCGCCAGGATAATTCGCGTAGCGCCCCCATCCATTCGAAGGCGCGCCGCGTCCCGCTGACGGCTGTCCACCTCCCCGTACACCGTCTCGCACGGCAGATCCGCCAGGCGCCGTTGCAGAATTTTCAGGTGACGAATCCTGGAAACGAGGATGCAGATCCGTCGTCCATCCGCCACGGCAAGACGCGCGATGGCCTCGATGAAATCGTTACGAGTTCGGCTTCGAACTATGAATTTCTCGTACTGCTCCGCCCACGAATCCGCCTTGCCATTGATATCCCGTTCGTAATCCGCCGCAGCCAATACGCCAGCGCAAAGGTGACCGGATTCCAACGCGCGTTCATACTCATACGTTCCGATCACTGGACCGCACATGGAAGCGGCTTCGAACAGAACAGGATCCTGATCCACTTGAAGCGTAGCAGTCATTCCGTAGACGCACAACGGATGAATGCGCGCAATGGCGCGCCGTGTGCGGTCGTTCAGCGCCAGATGCACTTCATCTATAATCACGACGCCGACCGAATCCAGCCAGGACTGCATTCCCGGGCGGTCGCTCTGACTGATGGTCTGAACGGTAGCCGTCGTGATGCGACGGGGATCAAACACGCCCTCGCCTACCTTCCCGATCTTCTCCCCCGTCACCGCCGCCAGTTCGCGCCGGGTCTGCTCCAGAAGCGTCAGTTCGTCAACCAGAAAGAGAGCGGTTTCGCGGAGAGCACGAAGAAACATCCCCGCGAGGAACGTCTTCCCCGTCCCCGTCGCCGCCAACACGAGGCCGCCGGTTCCGGCTGCATCCGCCATCGCTCTAACGAGTTCGATCTGGTAAGGACGCGCCTGTGGAAGGCTGGCGGCGATGGCATCGATGTCGTGAAACCGGGGGGCCTGGCGGCGGTCGTCGATTCTGAACACCCATCCGCGCTCCTCCAGGCGCTTGCGAAGAGCAAGGAACAATCCCGTAGGAACGCGACCGCCCTTCATCAGGCAGCGCCGCCCGTCCCACCGTCCTTCCCGGTAGGCCCGCGAGAACCATGAGCCGGGCACGAGGTAGGAGAACTCGCGTTTCAGGCGAACATCGGCGGGCCGAAGAACCGTCGTTCGATTGTGCAGCGTGGCGAAAATTTCCATCGGCGCACTGAAACAGTGTACGATCTGTCGTATACTCCCATTAGGGGCGCCCATAGTCGCTTTCCCTCCGAAAGGGACTTCTCCTTCCCGAGACCCATCAGGCGCCCCTGATGCACTCCTGCGAACAGCTCAGCGGACCGTCGGATACGGCGGTCCGCCCTTTTGTGGTCTCGGAAATCTATTAGACAATCTTATAATTCACCCTAGCAACTCGGGGTCTTCACCCGATGCCGTATCAGGGAGTCGCCTTAAACGCCCCGCCTTTCGACGGTATCGGGGCAAATTTCAATCGATCCTGAGGGGTCAATGGTAGGGTCGCGGGGACGGCTAGCGAGGCCGCTTATCAGGGCGGTTTTCACGGTCGTGAGCCTGCATGTGATTGCGCCAATCCTGACGCTCATCGTCCAGCCTGCTGTTGATCTTCTCGAGCTCGGAGTCTATGTGGGAGCGCAGATCGATCAGCAACTCTTCCACGCGGCGAAATTTGAGCTCGGAGACATCGGTGCGGAGATACCGCCCGTTCAGAATTCGAACAATGGTCTCCGCGAGGTTGAGCCGAATCTGCACGTAGACATAGGCTAGGATGGCGCTAATTGATAGGCTCGCAAGGCTCAAAATGGTTTGATGGTCCATGTCCCTACCTCACAGTATACCTTGCTCCGGCTCCCACTCCGACTGATGCATGCAGCCTCTCGAGACTCAAATGCGTCACGTAGCAGCCTGATCCCCGACGCAGACCCGGCTGCCAGACGCCCCCGTTCAGCTCGTACTCGCGCCACGACTGCCCAGTGGAGGGGTCTTGCGGAAGAATCCATTGGAGAACCTGCACGCGCTGCCTTCCCGTCTGCCCCGCGACGTAAGGGGGCACGACGAGATCGGGGCTCAGATACGTCTGGCCGTCCTGGGAGCGTCGGAGAAGCAACTGAAGCGAGCCCGGGGAGGAGCTTGACAACGGGATCGCGTAAGCGTTCAGACAGACGGCGTGGACGCTCCCGACGGGATTGCCAGACTCCACAGAATAGGCCTCATAGTCATCCGTCTCCACATCCGGCGGGATCACGTAGCTGGAAGCATCGCAGTACTGACTGGGGAACTGCGGCCAGCCGTCCCGCTCGCTAAGCTGGAGCCAGTGCCAATAGGCGCTGTTCGGATTTCCACTCAGAACATTGGACGTCGTCGCGTTCCATGACGTGACTACATCACCGTTCAGGAAACGATGCGTGATCCGATGGCGCCCCAGCAAAGCCGCATCCTGCCCGGTCTGAACGACCATATCGGCCCACCTGCAATCCGGCCAGAACCAAGACTCCCACTGAGGCCCTGCGGCTCCTATGTCGCTGTGCGGAACGCTGCCCTGGAGCTCCTTCTGACCGTTCACCCAGATTTCGAAGTATCCTCCCTCGTAGAGAATCTCTATGTGCATCCACTCACGAGCCGTGACGAAATCGTTTGCGGTCTCCGCCGCCGTCGTCCCCTGGCTGGAACTCTGTTGCGTCGAGCTGCCCCATCTCACCTGGAGAGCCGCCTTCGTCTGAATCGTCGGGTGGCGCTGAAACTTGAGCGCCAAGACGCGGCGCGCGTTGGACGACCAGCCGTCGCGGAGGGCGAAGAAGTCGGAATCGGCTATGAAATCAGCCGGGTAGAACACGTCCTGCGACGCGCGAGCGTAGAAACTGATGATGCATCGCGAAACCGAACTCGGGAACGGCCACTCCATGCGGAGGCGCCCGAACGCCGTATTCATCCACTTCAGGAAGTGCTGGCGATAGTTACGCTGGTCGTAGGGGAGCGGATTGGGCTGAGTATCCACAGGCAGGCCCGTCGATCCTCCCCTCAGATCGCCGTTGTTCGCCCCGTAGCCCCAGTAGAGCTTGAACTTCGGCACGGCGAAATTGGACATGAAGGTGATCATACCGCCCCCCGAACAACGACCGTCCCATCCATGCCGGGGAAAGTTGTGCCGATCTGAACGACATCGATCGTGAGAACCGTTCCGGCATTCAGCGTTAGCGGGGCGTCTCGAAACGAGGTCTGGCTCACCGTGCCGGTCTCGCCCGCGGGATAACGCAGATAAACGCCCGATGGGAAAATGCTCTGCCCATCGGCGCGGATGTTGATCAAGATGTCCGCTCCTTGCGGAGGCTGTTTGAAAATGGCGCTGACCTCTACCAGAGTCATCTTCGACCGCAACGGATAGGGACTGGTCATGTTCGTCCCGGTCGTCAGCCCGGGATTGGTGATGCCGGGAATCGTTTCCGCCAGCACAAATACGATCTCGTTATACGTTCGCTGCGGAGCGCGGCGAAGCTTCCTTACCAGCCTCTGAAATGCGGCTAGTGCATCCCGCTGCTGGATGATATTGGACGCCTTCACCTGCGTGGAGAGCACGCGGGGACTGAGCTCCCGCATGGAGGTAGATTCGATCGTCAGATCCTCCTCTACTCCGTAGGACGGCAGATTGGCGGGGAGGCGCTGGCCGGGAAACAGTCCGAAGCGGAGCGTTTCGAATTCGACCTCCAAGCCCAGTTTCCCGAACCGTTCGAGTAATGCTTGGGCGATGGCCTGAACGCTGGCGGGATCCTCCACATCGAACACTTCCTCATAGGCTTCATAAATCCCAGATCCGCCTTCTATGGAGCTTCTGTAGGAGATCTCCGAGCTGTCGCGCTCCTCTACCGCCGGAGGAGCGTCGTTCCGTACCACGAATTCAATCGTTAGGGTGGATCCGTTCGGAAGCGGCTCGTACCGGGGATAGGCCTGATAGAGCTGAATATCGTTCTCCCAGATGAGCTCCCATTTCGGATTCGGAGGATTGATGCCGCGGTACGGGTCGCGGAAAGGCACCTCTACTCCGTTCTCCCAGATGCGGTTGACCTTCAGCACGTTTCCGAAATAGCGCCTGTCTTTCAGAAAATAGCCGTCGAAGAAGCGCTCGATCAGAACTGGCTCCACGGCGAACTCGTTGATCGGCACGACATAGGTCTCCGTGACTACGCGGCTCGTCACGGTGAATGTGGATTTGACGAACTGCACGTTGCGGTAGAGGCCGCGCGATCGCCTCACGACGAGATCCCGCCAGGTCTGGCTGTTCGGCCCGGTCGTGTCTTCTGTCAGCTCAATGGGAGCCAATTGTACCATCGAGGGGAAATCTGCTACATGCAGGTTGCCGTCGAAATCTACCATCCATTGGAGGTTGCAAATTTCGGCCAGCTTCGTCAGAACCTCGTTGAGCGGGGCGTAGGAGAACTCCAGGTCACCGATCTGCACTCCTGGATCGGGATACTGTTTCCAGGTCAGGCCTTCTTGAAGAAGAAAGCGTTGTTCGATCCAGGAGAGGATGGAATTGAGCGATCCGAAATTGGCTGCTGGAAATTTCATGTTCACGAGACGCCGGGAAAGAGCGCGCCCGTAGTCCGTGGCGCTCACCGAGGCGAACTGGTGAGTAGAATGCGGGACCCGGTAGTATTCCACCGTTTCGATCGTGCCTGCAAAGATTCTGCGCCACGTCCCATCGTCATAGTACTGTATCAGCACACGCTCCCCGACCGCAGGCGTATAGGCGCCGTCCGCTGCATACAGTTCAAACCTTGCCGCAGCGTTGAAATTGATCTGACAGTCAATGTTGAGGCTTCCGACTCGGAGGTACGGAGTCCTATCGCGTCCGCTCAGGTAGAGGTTATAGTTGCTGTTCGTCGTGCTGAGCGCGAGCACCGCCCCATTGCGTCCGACGAATTCCCCGCTCTCAATGCCCTGAACGCCCCGGATGGAGTATCCCAGGCGGCCTCCTGACCCGAACAGCTCAGCACTCGGAATCCCCGCGGAGCCGGAGATCCTGACGGCGATGGCCCCGCCGGATCCGAACGCCTCCGAGCTCGCAATGCCTGTGAATCCGGTCACGGGGCCGGCGATGACCCCGACGCCGAACGTCTCCCCTGACGGGATCCCGGTGGATCCGATTAGCGGACCGCCGATGAACCCGATGATGGCGTCCGTTCCGAAGGCTTCCTCGCTCGGGATTCCGGCGGAGCCGATCAGAACCGAAGGCAGAATCGTGCCCGTTCCGAATGCTTCTCCACTCGGGATTCCGGTAGATCCCACAATGGGGCCGGACATCGAGCCGACGCCAAACGTCTCACCGGACGGGATCCCGGCGGAGCCGGAGACGATCTGATCGAAGGTCAGCCATCCCGTCCCCATCCCGCCTTCGTAGATTCCCGCGGAGCCGGAGATGTATAGCGGGCCGATGACCGTTCCGACGCCGAAGGCCTCTCCACTCGGAATTCCGGTAGAGCCGACGATGGGGATGGATCCGGTGCTGGCTGCCAGATACTGGACGAGGGCTCCCTCCCGGCGAGCCCGGGGAGCGTTGAGGACGAGCCTCTCGATCCACTGCGACCAGCTACCGTTCAGACGTCCGCCGTCCACATCGATCTCCTATGCCACAGCCACATCCCAGTCGTCCACATGCAGCCATCCCGCCGTCCCGTCGCACTCCACCCAGACTTCGATCACAGTATCCCAGGCTGCGGCAGGGAGGGAGGCCTCCAGCTTCTCCCAAGTTCCGGCTCCCCCTGTGGCGGTAGCCAGCACCACGTCGTCGCGGTAGGAAGCCCCGAATGCCGTATTGTGGCGGATCACGAGGGACGGCTGCTGGCCGTTGTAGGCCTCCCCATCTCCGGCTGCGCTCTTCCTAACCCAGACTTTGACGGTGGCAATCTGGCCTTGGGCGACCGTGCAGAGCTTCGTCGTGCTCCTTAGCCTGGGGTAGGCCCCCGCGAAGTCCCGCCTGGGAAAGATGCGCTCGCTCGGAGCAGATGTACGGAACGTGGTGAAGTCGAGTTGGCCTCCGCCGCGAAACGGAACATACCACCTCCAGTCATTCGCTTGCTGGTCGTAGCGGCTGATGGTCAGCCTGGGCTGATTCTGGGTGCCTCCCGGCTCGCGTCCGAACGCCGTATAGGTGGCCGGAGCCGTGAGAGGCATCAGACCGGAGGGCAGCTTGCAATTCTCGAAGTTGATGCGGTTGAAGAAGCTGATGTTCGACGACGAGTTCAGGATATTGGAAACGCCGTTTCCGGCCTTGAAATCGACATCGACGAACTCGGCGTAGTCCAGGGAGGTGACGTCCGTGGTGTTCAGTATATTCGTCACCGGATAGGAAGCAGACTCTCCGGCAATCCGGCCCCCGATCACTTGTAGGTCTGAACAGTAGCGTTCATTGGAATTCGTCGCTGAGAGCGCAATAGCGTTCGTGGCCCCGTAGATGGCTGGATTGCGTAGTACGAACAAGCCATGGGATTCTCCGATCAACACCTCGTTAGTGGAGTTGCACCGAACGGCCACGATCCCATCTACTACCAGGCGCTGCCAGCGATACCGTACTCCCCAGTTGGAGAATAGGAATCCGCTGGAACCGCCGCAGAAGAAACGGCGCAGATTCGTTGCTGAAAACGTGTTCGCGTAGGCGGAAACATCGCTCGGAGCAAACAAGTATAACAGCCTGTGATTGCTGCCGATCAGAGTGCAGTTCTCGACTGTCCCGTCGAAACTCGTGAGGGCTAGGAGAGAGACAGAATCATTATTGGTGCATCTCGCGAACACGCAATTGCGGATAACGCCCTTCCAATCGGGCGGGGCGCCGTTCCAGGTGTCGATGCCAATGAGAGCCGCCGAGCCTGAGCCGCATTGATAGTAGATGTTCCCATCCACCTCAAATCCCTCGTAGGTGGCCGTGGAGCCGGAGAAGCGGATTCCGTGTATCACGAGGCAGGACCGGAAGATCGAATCGCGGACGCGCTTCATCCCGGTATCAAACACATCCTGGCCGCCGATCCCGCCGCCGTTCGTGTTGGTCGCATTGGAGCCGAGGTAGAACAGGCTAGCGTAGCGTATGTCGTAGACATAGTTGATTCGGATGCCTGTCTGCCAGCTCCACCGATTGTTCCAGACCCATTGATTTGAACTGGACTGGCTGCGCAGGATTACGTTGAAGCTGCGGAGGTTGAGGGCGAAGGCTCCGCCCACCTCTGGGATCCCCGTCCCGTCCCGGGCCACGGTCAGGTTGGCTGAAAGCGTGACGTCGTTGCCGGAGACGGAGGAGACGGTGAACTCCTGCCAATCCGTGACGGTCGGCCTGGAGGGACTGAGCATAATTGGGTCGCCGGATGCCCAGCCCGTGGCGTCCGCCACCGTGATCACGGGCTGGCCGGAGGCCGCGTTCGCAGTCAGATTGGTGATCCGGGTCAGCGTGGGATTGGATCCATAGATGGTAACCGTCCCGCTCCAATTGAACAATCCGGTCTGATTAGCCGACGACACTTGGAATTCCAGGATAGCCGTTGAGGATGCCGGAATGGGATTGCTCGGGCTGCCCATTCGGAATACGCCCTCGCAGCCGACCAAGAGGGAACCGTTGAGCTTCAGAATGTAATTGGTGTTGGCTGCGGTTCCGTAGGCCAGTTCGCAGCCGCCTGCGATCGTGATAGAGAACGGCGGCGACTGCGGCCAGTTTCCGCTCACGGAGGGGCCGAGGACGAGGGCGGAATCAGTGTTATCCATCGTCACCGTCGGAGTGGTGACGGAGCTCCCGGTCAGGATCCTGGCGATGTGCAGCTTGTCATTGCTGGCCGGACTCACGCTGTCGTTCAGGACGAGAGCCTTGCACCAATCGTTCGCCGTAGCTGAGCGCGAGAAGTAGACCTGATTGTTGCCGCTCGCTCGGATCCGCACATTGTAGTTCTTCCCGGCGACGAGTGTGACGGGACTAGAGAAGACGAAATAGTGCCATCCCGAGCTTCTCAGATCGTCGTAACTGACGCTGACGACGGCTACCTCGACCGAGTCGGTGGCGTTATACAGGCTCACGTCCAGGGTGCCAGTTATTCCGGCGCGATTCGATATGCGCAGAACGATTCCAGAAGCGGTGACCGCTCCCGGCGCGAAGTTGGGCGAGGACGTATAAGACGTGCCAGCCGCCTGCGTATCGGAGAGGCTGTCCACCTCTCCGACGCTCGCGCAAGACCGCCAGATGGCGGACGTGAGGTTCCCGCTCTGGTAACAGACGAGCGTGGCCATGGCAGCCTCCTAGGTCAGAGCTTGAAGATGCGGTTGCTATCGTTCGGCCACTGAATCGTGATGTTGCTCCCGTTCGGCGTGGTCGGAAGACCCGCGTAGTTGTCAATATATGCGATCAACCTGGACGTGGAGTCCGTTCCGGTGTGCTTGTAGAGCACGATGGCCTCAAATTGATCCCCGCTCACGGACGGGATGGTATGGTCGTCCGCGTCGCAGACTCCGTTCGTGGCCGTCTTGTTCGCCAGGCTGGCGCTGGATACGGCTACTCTCCCGGCTACCGGAATGTCGTCCAGAAAATCGTGCGTGGCCAGATCGACGGTGTAATCCGCCGAATCTACCAGCACGACCCGGATGTCATCACTCTCCCAGTTGATCAGGCCCTTGGCGAAAGCCTCGCGGCCCTTGTCATACAGTCCTGTCGGCATCTTGCCTCCTTATCATCATCAGAGATCCACGCCGTGCATTCGCAGCGTGGTCACAATTGTATTCGCTATGCGTTTGCCATCGGAAGTTTCCGCGTTGACGTTGATCGTGAAATTCTTATCGATCGGAGTCCATGTGATCCCGCCTGGGCTGGAGAAAGCCGGGGCGGGAGCTGGCGTCTGTTTGTAGCTCGGCGAGTTGAGGAACTGGGACGAATCGTCCAACAGACGGATTCCAGCTTGTTTCATCGTCTCCGCCACTTTCGAAATCCCTTCATTCAGCGTATCGATCGTTTTCAAAGTCAGCGAGGCTACGCCCCCTTGAGTGCGTGCGTAATCCACAGTGGAAGCGGAGGCGCTGCTCGCCGCGTCCTCCAGATCATAGAGGGAATCCGTCGCGGCCTCCCCGGCTTCCGAAGCGTATTGCAGCGTCGTGCTGGCGGATCCTGCGGAACGGGACAGCGAATCCGCAGAACGCGCCACATTCGTCAACGTCTCGCTATGCATCGTCGCCGTCCTGTTCATGGCGTCTGCTAGGGACGTGGAAGCTTTTGCCGTCGTAGCTGCGGCTGCCGTGCTCGTTTCGGAGGCTTCCCGAGCCGCCTTGCCGACATCTTCCAGCCCATCAGAGGCTTGAAGCGCCGTTTCCGAGACGCGGGTCAGTGAGTCTCCAAACATGGCCATCTTGGTCTCGGACGGCAGAGCCGTCTTGGACTGAGCCGCCTGGGATCCGAGCCGTGTATTGATTTCCTGGAGCGTTTGGAGGATGGGATGAATATCGTAACACTGCTCTTTGATCGTGACGAGCTCGTCGTGAATCATTCCCGTCATGGTGCGGATGGTATCGAGCTGATAGTTTCCGGCTGGATCGATCCCTGGAAGCCACTTGTTCAGGGTATCCTGAATAGCCAAGAGCTGGCTGAAAATCTCGCGCGTGGTGACCTCGATCCGGCCCACGTCCTTCTCGATGCGACGGCCCTGGAAATACTGGAGGCCTCCGAAGATGGCGTCCGCGATCCCTGTGAACAGGTTCGTCCACGCCATGAATCCTCCGGCCCCGGCCACTCCTCCGCCAGCCCCACTCGTCCCGCCGCCCCCGCCACCGCCTCCGGTCCCAGGAGTCGGAACGGATGGCGCGGCGGCTCCTCCGCCTCCCCCGAACAGCCCTTTGATGGCGTCCCCGATCTTTCCGAAGATTCCGAGCACGTTGCCGCCGAATAACAACGCCTGATTATCGGCCTCTTTGAACCATTTAATGATCCCGTTAATCATCCCTTCGAGTACGAAACGAAGCACGGCGCGAAGAATCTGGTCGAACACGTTCGTTATCACTTCGCCCAGATTGCGCCCTGAGAGGATGGCGTCGGCCAACCCTCTTCCCATATCGCTGAGGATGGTACTGATCTGCCGCCCCAGCACGTTCAAATCGTCCATCTGTTTCTTCCCGATGTTCGCCACCGAGACCATCTGCTCGATCTCGTCCTTCACCGCCTTGGCGTTGGCGACCATCGTGCTCACGTCCTCGCCGGCGTTCACCTTGACGGCGATCTGGGATTCCAGCATGGCGAGGTAGGCTTGCTTGTACTCAAGCAGAGTGGCCTTGCCATCCTCGTATGCTTTCGTGATGACGTCGAAGGCTTCTTTCGTCTTGGTCGCTTGATTGGCCAGCACGTATTGGGACGTGATGCCGAGAGCCTTGTAGGCATCATCGATCTGGCCGTAGGTCTCCTTCGCGCGATCCCCCAATACGGTCAGGCTGCTGATAAGTTCTGGGGGAGCGGAGAGGTTCCTCAGATCGGAAGCGGCTTTCTGGGCGTACTCGCTTAGGCGCTGCCATCCGCGCTCCATATCCTCCGCTTGTGATGCGCGTTGCAGTTCGCGAAGTTTCTGGATCGCCAGATCCGCCGTCGTGATGTGCTGCGCGAGGGCGGGATTGAGACTCTGCGAATACGCATAGGACAGATCGCGGATGTATTCCTGGAGTTGCCGGATCGCAGCGGAAGCGTTGAAGCCTTGCTCCTCCATATGCTTGAAGGAAGCATAATCCTTTGGAAGATCGTCCAGAATATCACGCAGGCGCTTGAGCGATTGCGCCGCCTCGTGGTGAGCCTCCTTCATCCGCCGGGCGGCTTCCTTGGCCTCGTCCGAGTTCTTGGCAAGGGCTCCAAGGCTGTGAGAGGTAGTCTGAGCCTCCCCGCCCACGAGGGCCAGTTGGGCCTTCACCTGGCTCATGGCGTCCGCGAGCTGTTTCTCGATCTGCACCTGATCACCGCGGCTGATCTTCCCCGCTTTGGCGGCCTCCTCCACCTGCTTCTGAATCTCGATAATCCGGTCGCGGTAGGCCTCCAGCTCCGCTCGCGCCTTCTGCATCCCAGCGGCGTCCAGTCCGATGGAGATCTTGGAGCTGATGGAAGCTACGGAATCGGTCACGCGCTTCAGCTCTGCGATAGCTTGTCCTGCGCTCTGTACGGCTTGGGGCGCCGTGCTGACCGTGGCAATCATCTCGCGCAGCTTGCCGGCGTACTCCTCCAGGCTCATGCTGCCCTGGCTGACGGCGACTCCTTTGGCTCGGAGGGCGGCTTCCAGTTTCTGAACGCTGAACGCGAGATCCTCATTCGATCGTTTTAGGTTTCCTTGGGCGCCGGTGATGTAGGAGATGGCGGTGCCAAGTCCCGTCACTCTGTCTATTGCGGATCCCAAGGCATTCCCGAATTCGCGGACGGCAGGGATATTGTCCCGCAGCCAGGAGCCAAGCTGCCACCCAACGAACGCCCCGCCCGCCAGAATGGCCGCCTGTCCCACGCGCACGATGGCGAGCTCGGCTCCGCTCAGCGCGCTGACCATATTGTTGCGCAATGCAAATACGACATTCTCTATGATGCCGGATAGAGAGGTGAATCCGCTAACGAGGGCCCCTTTGGCAGCCGTAACGAGGGCGAATCCCTCGCTAATGAGGGGAAGCGCCTTCACCAGCCCGCCGAGCGCAAGAAGCAACGGGCCGACGGCGGCTGCCAGACCAGCAATGGCCATGACAGTAGTCTGCACGGGCTGGGGGAGCTTCCCGAAAGCCGCGACCATGTCGGTCACCCAATTCAGCACCTGGATGCCGGTCCTGTAGAGCTGTTCCAGGGCGGGCGCCAGCACCTTGCCGATGGCGATGCCGAGCGTTTCAAGCGATCCGAAGAACTCTTCTTGAGCTCCTCCGAGGCCGCGACGCATCGTATCGGACATCTGTTTGGCGGCGCCCTCTGCGTTCTGGAGCTCCTTCGTCAGATTGCGGATCTTGTCGCCGCCTGCTGCAAGCAACGGCAGCACGTCGCTGGCGCGCTGCCCCCAGATCGTGAACGCATCCGCCACTCCGATCTGCGCCTTCTTGAATTGATCGATGATGTCCGCAAGCGGAAGCATCTTCCCGCTGACGTCTGTGACATGGACCCCCAGACGCTGCATTAGCTCCGCGGCTTCTTTGCTCGGATTGAGCAGGTCGGAGATCATGTTCCGAATCGCCGTGCCCGCCTTCTCCCCGCGAATGCCCGCGTTTGCCAGCACTTGCAGAGCCGCCGCGGTTTCGTTCAGGGTCAGCCCAGCCGCCTTCGCGACCGGGCCGACATATTTGAAAGCGAATCCGAGCTCTTCCACCGTCGTTGCGGAGGACGACGCGGATTTCGCCAGGATATCCGCGACGCGGCCGATCTCCGATGCCTGGAGCCCGAATCCTCCCATGATGGCCGCAGCGATTTCCGCTGCGCTAGCAAGCTCCAATTGACCGGACGCGGCCAGGCTCAACACGCCCGGCAGACCCTGCATGATCTGCACGGCGCTGAAGCCGGAGGACGCCAGTTTCGTCATGGCGTCCGCGACCTGCTGGGAGGAGTATTGGGTGTCCTGTCCGAGCTTGATCGTCAGCTTGGACAGGTCGTCCATCTCACCCTTGAAGTTCTTCAAATATTCCGGGCTATTGTTGCTGAAATCTCGAAGCAGCGCCTCCACTTTGTTCATGGAGGCTTCAAAAGAAGAGAACTGACTTAGGCTGGCGGCTGCGATTCCTGTCAGGGGCGCAGTGATGGCTGCGGTCATTGAGGCGCCGACCTTGATCATCTTGTCGGCGACGTCTTGCAGGCTTTGGCCTGCTTTCTGAAGCCCTTCCTGGAATTCAGAGACATCCATCCCGAGGCGCGCGTACAAGTCGCCGACCTTGACCGCCATCACTTACCTCCGAACAGAACGTGCCACTTCTTCACCATCTCCAACTGCTCCTGCCAGGTCTGCTCCCGGCGAACGGTCCGATTGCCCCGCCGTTGCGGCATGAAATCCTCGATCTTGAACGGGCGCTTGTTCTTGCCACGATGAATGTTCGCGAGCAGCGTACAGACGAGGGCTGCGTGGGAATCCTGTTCCTCCAGATCGACCAGACGGCGTTCGAAGAGGGCGCGAAACTGGGCGGGAGTGAGACGGAGGAACTCCCCATCCGTTAGCCGTAGATCGTAGCGCGCCACCGCCCATAGATGCAGCCAATCTATTGAAGCATGGCGCGCAGAAGAGGGCGGGCGGGGAATTCCCCCTCCCCCATCGCCAGTTTCCACGCGCGCTCAAACGCTGCGAGGGCGTCCTTCATATTTCCGATATGGATCCACCTGCCCACGTCGGCAGGTGTCAGATTCGGATCCTCGTGACGCAACGCTGCCGCGAACACATCCCGTACCTTCGACATCGGAAGGCGCATTATCTGCCCATCGGCGGGGAGCTGGCCGTCCAACGACTGCTGAATCTGGATCAGGGCGTTGAAATCGATTCTGAAGTGCCGCGTGCGATCCAGCTCCACGGGCACTTCGGGGAACAACACATGGTCATGCACGGCATGAACTCCTCACTCTCGTTTGGAGGAGGCCCGACTACCTCGGGCCTCCCAAGCCTCTGAATTAGGAGAACGTCGGGGCGCCGTTCACCTTGATCGTGACACTCGCGCTCAGAATGTCCGCCGGGTCCGCACTCATTTCGAATCCGGTCACGATGCCGGGAATCGTCCAGGTCGTGTTGCCCGTATCGGGGAATACGAGTTGGAAGTTGCGCTGGACGCGGTTCTGGAAGAGATACAGCAGCCCCGTGGACGCGGCTTCATGCGTGGCGTCGGTCGGGATGAAATTGATATCCATCGAGATCTCGCCGCCGTCCAGAAGGCCGGAAATGAACTGCCGCCACGCACTCGGCGTATTGTGCACAGTCGCATCCAGCACATCGGCTTGGAACGTCGGTCCGCTGAGACTGCGGATCTCAGCGATCGTGTTATAGACCGGGGGGCTCGCTCCGTCGCTGACCTTGAGCAGCGTCCCCTTGGCGGAAATGGCATTCGACATCTAGGAATCTCCTGTCGTGGCGCCACTGGCGCGAAATTCACTATCCCTGGATTATTCTCGCTTGCCGGGACTCCACTTTGGAAGATCGCGAAGGCGGGATTCGTACGGCTCCAAGCCGCGCCACTTGGCGGCGAGAAAATCAAAGCGGTCTTTCCAGGCGTCGGCGGCGTCTACGCCGATAGAGAGCAGGCGCCGGACGCTGGAGCTTCGGCTTCGATGCAGGTAAGACAGCCCGGTCAGATGGCGAATACGCCAGCCGCGCCGTTCGAACTCCCAGGCGATATCGACATCCTCCAAGCCATATCCCGGCTCCTGAAACGGGCCTTCCGTTTCGAAACGCAAATCGCGAAAGGCTTCCATTCGGAAGGCTCCGTACTGCGTCCATGCGATATCCCGGCTATCGCTGAGCACCAGACGGGATGAGCCGGGCCACGTTCCGGGCGGGCCGTCGCTTCGGCAGCCGCCGCTCCACAATCCGAGGCAAGCCGCATCCGGCATCCACGCCAGCTCCCAGACGAGCGACATGGTAGACCACGGAACGACGGTGATATCTCCGTCGATGAAGACAATGAACTCCGCGTTCAGACTAGCGGCTTCGTCCAGAATCTGGTTTCGCGTCACGCTGACTCCGCGAAGGCGGGGATTCACGATGAAACTGTAAGGGCAGCCGGAGGATGCCAGGCGCGACCGCGCGCGATCCCGATAGTTGTCCCCGCTCCCGCTGTCTGCCACGACCAGCACGGCATCGATCCCGAGCCTACGCCAGCGAAGGCATTCCCGTGCTGCGTGATCAATGTTCTCCAGCCCTACATCGTCGTCTTCCCATGTCGTGATTCCGATCACGACGGAACGAGGAGGAAGCGGAAAGCGAAAATCCGTCGGATGAAACGCCTCGTTATCCAGATTCTTCGGACTCGTATTGCGGCCGTGCACGAGCGCTACCTGGAGGTCCTCCGGCAAGCCTCCGATTGGAATCCCGTCCTTGGCGCACTGCTGCGCGAAGACCTCCTCCTCCCCAATCATCACATCGGGGAAGCGAATGACGCGCGCCAGATCGCTCTCGTAGAACAGCGTGGCTCCGGTGAGGTAGGATGTCCTGGTATCGTACCGCAGCACGCGCTCGCCGTCGCTATACAAGTGACGATGAACGCCTGCGAGCCTCACTTTGGATCGGGCGACGGCGTCGACGTATGACTCTATTCTGCGAGCGTGGTACACCTCATCGTCGTCCCAGTGAGTAGCGTACTGGCTCCGAACGACGGAAAGAGCCAGATTACGCATGGCGCCGATGGTCGCCTTCTTCGGCGCCGTCACGAACTCCAGTTCAAGATCCCCGTAGTCGAAGGCTTTGCGGGGAGAGGAGGAGACCACGACCAGCTTCTTGCGGCTCCAGCTCTGCGCCGCGAACTGAAAGGCCGCCTGGCGCGCCATGTCCGGGCGATTGGTGACCATGATGGCAGCCACCTCGGGCTCGTCGACTCGATGGTAGCGGTGAATGTGATTGAGCGCCTCGGATTCCACGTTGAAATCGATTCGGCAGTAAGGGCACTCCCAGATCGGGATGCCATGCCAGAGTTTCTCTATGGGAACTTTCATGTCGTCTCGAGGTGAGCCTGAAAACGCTGCACAATGTGAATCTGGTTCACATCTTCTTCCATCACGATGGACTGGGAGAGGAAACAGGTGATGAAATGCCAAGGGGAATCCACGGGCAGACTCACGCCTTCGAGCAATTCCGTCACGCGAGCCGCAATTTCGGCCGCCTCTTTCGTTCCGCGGTAGCGGGAGAAGACATGAATAGAGAACGAGATTCGGCGTCCCAGCCTGTCGTGCCTGTTCTCCGGCAATTCGTTCTTTTCCCCGATCACGATGTAGGGAAACCTCGGCGTAACGGAATCCGGCACCTGCATATCGTAGATTCCATGAACCATTCCCGCCAGCGTGGAATCCGAGCTGAGCCGCCCGTACACCGCCTTCTGGACCGCCCAGATCGACATTACTTCCTCCCCCTCCTCCCCTTCGTAGAAACTTTCTCTACGATCGCTTCCAGTTCGCGGATTTCATTCTCGAAATCTTTCAAGGCCTTCTCCCAAGCGGGAACGAAATAGGGGCGGGCCTTCAAACCGTTTCGTCCAATCTTTCGCGCGATGACGAACGCCGCGGATTCCGGAATCTTGTGACGGCGGCACCAATCCCGAATGACCTCGATCGGAGGCATCTTGCCTCCCGATCCGTGAACGTAACCTTCCGGCAGTTGTCCTTTATACGTGCTGCGTCCCAGAGGACCAGTGCCGAATTCCACAAACGCTCCGTAACCGCAGTTCGTTGAAATCTCCCCAACGATCCCGGTTCTGCCGCTGTAGAAATACGGGCGGATGGAATTGCGCAGAATGCCCATATCCGCTGGAGCCGCCACTTTGGCGTCGTTGACGATCTGAAATGAGATATCCTGAACGATATCCTGCGCGCGTTCCGCCACATCGTCTTCCAGACGAGTGAACTTCTCTTGTAGCTTGTCGAAGCCCTCCAGTTTGAGTTTGACGTTCTGGCGCGCCATCACAGATTCTCCGTCGTATCCCGTCCGAGCTCGAACAGCGTGAGGACCAGTTCCACATCTCGCTCGTCCGTGTTCTGCATTCCCTCGATGCGAAAGCGCCTGCCTTCGAACTCCGCTACCATCTCGCTTGTGATGGATGGATCGTACCGCATCACGAGGCGGTGCGTAGCCTGAAGGCCGGACTGACGCATGAAGGCGATGCGGGAGCTGGAGAGGGGAGTCAGCGACGCCCAGACCTCTTTGTGCAGCACGTAAGAGGTCGCTACGCCTCCGCCATCGTCGGGCGTCTGTTGGCGCTGGTAGAATGCCACTCTGTGACGCAGTTCTCCGCTGCGCATCACGTCCCCCACAATACGAACGGGCGCAACAGATCCAGAATGACAGGCGGCAGGGAGGAGGATCCGTACGCAGCGGCGCGCGATGCGTAGCGTGGCTCGTAGGATTGCCCCTCGCGGTTCTCGTACAGATGCCCCACGAGCTGAAGAAGAGCTGCCCGAACGGGAGGCGGCACGGCTGCACGAGCTTGTTGCAGTTCTGACTCTGTCGGCGTTTCGGATAGCGCGAAGTAGCCCGCTTTGTACGAGATGCGAATGGCGTCGTAGGCGGGGAGAGGGGAATGAATCAGAAGGCGCTGTCCGATGATCGTGAATGAGTTTTGAAGCGTTATCCAATCCCCGCCCCGGTTCATTCCTTCGATGGATATCACTTCCATCACAGGAGCACGAACGAGATCCAGTTGTTGCGCATCGTACGGGGCCGTCTGAATCTGCCGCAAGGTTTGCTGGATCCACCGTCTGCCCGTACAGCTCTGTGAGACATCCACGGCGGTGCTAAGGTACTGCTCCAACACGCCGTCCTCCCCCGTGCCGGCGATTCGAAGATGAGCCTTCACTTCCGCCAATGTGACGGGATAAGTGGGAGGAGGGGAGACTGTTTCGACGTGAATCATGATCCCTCCGGATCAAGGAGCGGGCTCGCGGGAGGAGGTCACGAGCCCGCTCCTACCGGCAGGTTAGACTGCGGGAGCGTGATTGGGATTGCCGAGAGCGGCCACCGCTCCGAACTCCGCGCTCGCCGCGCCGGTCTCGGTCCACGCCAGACGCACATACCGTTTGGCGGGGATGGCGCCGATCTTCAGGCAGCCGTTGGCCTGCCCCGAAGCGTTCAGCACCGCGGACCCAATGATGCGGTCCGCCGGGATATTCGCCATGTCGCTGCCATCGGACAGGTCGCCCTCCTGCACCGTGAAGGTGAAGTAGTTGCTCGAATCGGCCGTCGTGACCGTTCCGACCAGAATTCCGAAAGCGACAGACTTGAATCCCGACGCATCCACCACGGAACCCTGACCAGACGCCGTGACCGCGCCGGAGCCTTTGGCGGCGGAAAATTTGACATTGTTCGCGATGTCGTGCATCTCTTGGTCTCCTTTCGTTTCTTAGCTGGCGATCTTCAGCTTCTTCAAGGCATCGGCGATGACCACCTGCCCGCCAACGCGGCGGCGGGCCGAAAACTCCACCATGCCCTGATTCTTCGAGCTGTAGGGATCGACCATCACATCGAGAATCAGACGGTCAACGATGAGGTAGCCGCGGCGGAAGTCGCCGAAGACGACCGGGAAGGCGTTGGCCGCCACCGCCGGCATATCGGGGCAGGTCAGGTAGGGCCGGTCGAGCAGGGTCGCCGGCATCCCGTCGACCTTGATCCCGGGCGCCCACAGATAGTTATTCGTCGTGTCTTTGAGCTGACGCACCGCTTTGAGCGTGGCGCGGCTCATGATCCACGTCGCGTTGTTGAGGTAGGCCTCTTTGAGCTCGTAGTACAGAGCGATGAGGCCGTCCGCAGTAATCGCGGATGCGTTGCCGCTGTTCACGATGCCGACATCCGGATGGTTCAGAATGCCCTCCGGCTTGTTCACACCGTTACCGGAAACGAAGGCAGCCCCTTCGGTCACGCCGAACTGTTCCGCGAATTCCTGACGAAGGAAAGATTCCAGGTCAAACGCAGCGTCCTCCATCTCGGCTCGGGAGACTTTGGCAAGGGCGCTCATCTCGTGCGCCTTGATCTCCTCCAGCCCGAAGGCGGGATTCTGCGTTTCCGAACGAGTCGCCGTCTCCGCCACCCAGACCGCCGCAGCGCTTCGAGTGCGCTTCGGGATCTGCACGGAGCTGGCGGTCGTGGGACGCACGCTCGCGACCGACCGGAGGTTGGAGAATTCGACCATGTCGGTCAGCATCTCGCGAACGTATTCCGGAGGCGCCAGATAGCCGCCCGCGGCATCGTTGCTCACCATGAGGGCTTTCTTCTCATCGGGCGTGAGAAGGTCCGCGTGCATGATGGCTCGGGCATCGTAACCGGAGCGCAGCGCCTTGAAGAAGGCTTTCTTCGCGAGCTGCACCTCCTCTTTCACCTCCGATGCCCCACTCTTGCGGAGGATCAAGCCCCGCAAATCCTCAATTCGCTCTTCCAAAGCCTTCTGACGGGCTTCGGCTTTCTCCTGTTCGGCCAGCTTGGCGCGGATGCGCTCTTCGCGCTCATCCATTTCCTTCTGGAGCCGCTCCACGCGCTCCTTCAGGTCGCCGGATGCCTGGCCGTACTGTTTCACCTCCTGCAGAAGCTCGTCGTTCACGCGTTTGAAATCGTTGAACGCCTCGTGCAGGATTTTCAGATCATCGTTCATATTATTCTCCCTTCGTTTTCGTCGGCTCCTGCGGAGTGACGTCTATCTGATTTCTGTCCTGATCCGCCGTGTGCGGGCTTCCAGGGCAAGTGCAATCGATGCGGCTTGCCAATCGCCGGCTTCCTGTTTCGGAAGTGGCATCGGAATCGGCACCGTATCCTCGTAGTCGATATCGGCGTCCTTCTCAGGGAAGGGCTGTTCGAATCGATCGTACAGACGACGGATCTGACGCTCAATGGCATCGGCATCGGACTCCCACGGACCGGATCCCGCTCCACGGGCGCCCCGAAGCGCCGCCAAAGCGGCCACGACGCCGCGAAACACATACATCGGCTCCCCGTTGATCACCGCTGCGATGGGGAAATAGTAACTTCCGAGACGATCCGCGTTCTCCGAATCGTACCACAGAAATCCCCGACTGTAACGCTGCCATTCCTCCTGCCCCCACTCCGTCGGATCCCCGCCGATCCAACGCTGGAGGGATTGCCGGGCGCGGTTGCCGTTCCACGGAGCATCCAGAGGAGCCAACGCGAAGGTGGTGACAGGAACGACGCGCTTCACCGCCGAAATCAGCGCCTGCGTGTTAGCCGGCCACGCAACGACGCTAACCTCGAACAGGCGCAGCTCCTTCAACACTCGCACGCCGTCCTTCACATCGTCTTTGATCACCTGATAGCCGATCGAAAGGCTGTCCAGGATGCCTTCGCGTACCTTCGTTCGAACTTCCTGGGCGGATGGAGCAGAACTGAAACGAGCCTTGATCCACAGACCCGCATCGTCCTCCCGCGCTTCCTCGACCACTCCGATGATGGCCTTGGAGCCATTGTTGACCGCGTGACTGTCTACCAGTTTGATCGCGCGCTTCTTCAACCGTTCCCGAAGGGTCTTTGCGAAAGCTCCCTTGGAGACGGTCTCATTCTGCTCATCCACGTTTCCGAACGTCGATGCGTAGCCTTCGAGGTATCCCGCGCCATCGTCTTCCTGGAGAACCTGAAGTTTCGCCGATACCGGATCGACTGTCTTGTGAATGATTTCCATCCTGGATAATTATCGGACGTCGGTTCAGTATATGACGTCTCCGACGAAGGGCTGTTCGTCCACCCAGAGATCTGTTCCGTCCATCATGTCGCAGACGAATTTGGCGTAAGTGAAGAGAGGATCTGGATCGTAGTCCCGTCCCTGGAAGCGCTGGCCGTACCTCTGATGGATCCGCGCGAAGAAACGGACGAGCTTTTCCAGTTCTTCATTCGGCGGCGTTGTGAACCAGATATCTGATTCATCCAGCCAGCATACCGTTCCCGATGGGCTGCGAAAGGCGGCCCTGGCGGACTGTGGAAGATTACGGAAATTTCCTGCCATACGCTAGTGCTCCGAGCACCACTTCAAACGTTTCCCGATCTTTGGTCATTATCTGATGGAAACGATCGGAGCTGAACAACGCTTCGATCGTCGTCGAGAAAACTTCCGTGTATTTGGAATTCGGGCCGTAGTACTTGCCCGCATACTCGAGGGCGAACTGGTCGACCTTCGTGACTTCATTCGGACGATAGCGCCCTCCGACGAGCTGTCTTGCCGTCTCCCCCTTCGTGCGGAGGGCGTAATGGTGACGGATCGCGACTCCGATGTGCTCCAGGTTGCCTTCCAGCACGTGGCCGATCTCGTGCGCCAACACGTTGTCCCAGATGTATTGTACGGAGGTTGGCGAAACGAAAACGGAATTCTCCCAAGGCTTAGCGTAGGCGCGACTGTTGCTCGGCAACAGATGGATGCTAATCTTCATAGGAGACTTTTCGTCTGTGCGCAGAACGGACGAGAGGAAATTCAGCATGCTCTCCGCATGACTGATGTCGTTCTTCTTCATCTTGGGATCGAAGGTCGGAACAAACCTGTGCTCCCTGCCCCCGGCGGGAACGGTGCGCGAGAGGACTTGTTCGAAAGCGCTTCGAACGCGATCACACCACTTGATGTTAGACTCAAGGAGCATCCTCATGCGGCGCTGCAAATCATTCGCTCGATCCATGTTACGAGCTTGAGTCGCCTTCTTGATCTCGTCGGCAAGTTCATTATAGCGTTCGAGAAAGTCCTCCCGTTCCGCGTAGTAGGATAGATGTTTCATCATCTCATCCACTATGCGTTTGCCGTGCTCCTTCACAGCCTGATAGTGGGCTTGGGGATCCCTCTCCCAGAGGCGTTCCTCGAACGGATCCCCGGTCGCCGGCGCTGGAGTTGGAGCTGGAGCTGGAGTTCTGACAGGTTTCGGAGACGGCTTGGGCTTGGGCTTTGGCGAAGACGGTGCTGGCTTCGGAGGAGGTGGCTCGGGCTTCGGAGGAGGCGGCTCGGGCTCCCGACGCCGCGGGCGGCCGTACAGCACCGTGCAGCGGCACTGAATGGTTTCGCGTCCCGGGGCTCCGAGTGAGGAATCCCCGGGAAACATGAGGCGGCTGCCCCCTACCTCGAAGGGCTTGTTGAACGGCAGATCGCGCTGCGTACCGTCGGCGGTGGAATGAGTCGGACGCGTTCGTTCGTCTCCCACGGCGGACCAGGATTTCGTTATCACCTCCGTTCGCGCATTCATTTCGATGCTGTAATGCGTGCTCGCGTTGCCCATGTAGACGATTTCCGTCCTGGCGATGCGCTCCCCGCGGGCGCGCGAGAAAGCGTAGCTATCCCGCAGGGATCGTATGATGTTCTCAACATCCAAATCCCCGTTAGCATAGTGACTCGTCAACACGGAGCGAATTTGAGCCGCCGTGGCACTATCGATGCCTTTGATCTTCTCGGCCAGTTGTCGCTCGATCCTTTCGTAGATCTTTTCCACTTGAAGCGGATTCACAATAGGATCCGCGGCTTTGGCGAGGCCGTCATCGATCTCTAACAGCTGAAAATCCCGGTAGAATGCGTCGTTGACATCCTCATACAGACGCCAGACCTCCTTCTTCAGCCCCTCGCCAAGAACGCGCGCCGCCTCCTGGGGAAGGGAGGTCAGATCCCTTCGAGCCAGACGAGCCGCCGTTTCCGCCCCGCGCTGCACGGCCTCCGCTATGCGCGGAATCCAACGCGCCTCCAGACGTCGCCGCGCCATTTCCATTCGCTTCCAGTTCAGCACTTCGATCTCCCGCGCCATGGTCGTGGCCTCTGGCACGGGACACCAATCTTCGATGCCTTCGTGAACGCTGTGAATCCAGATCTGGAGCGCCCGTTCCGCGCGCCTCACAACGATAGGGGCGTCTAGAGGGAGTGTGCGGCCAAGGACAGCGCGAGATCCCGATCCAATCTGCCAGGACATGATTTCGCCGCGTAGACCTCCCTGTGCAGCCAGACGTTTTCGCGAACAAGGGGGATGCCGTGACGCCTCGAAAGATCCTTCAGCATCAGAGCCAGCACATAGTACTGGTGAATCGTGACATCGCTGTCCGCCCTTCCCTCCAGCTCAATTCCGATCGTGTAGGAATTCGGATTCAGCACGACTCCGTTGGCGTCCCGGCGCAGCGTCACGCTGGGATTCAGAATGCGCCCGCAGTGCCAGGCTTCGCATTCCTCTGCCACATACTGATGCACCTGTCCCTCCCGTCCGATGCCGTAGTGAGCGCTGACCTGTGAGACCGGGGAAGCAAACCATGCATCGGTCCCCGCCAGCGTGCCATCCATGATGTGCAGAACGATATGCGTGATGTTAGCCCGCCTGACAGCACGGTAGTTCGGACTCGGCTTCTGAACGATTTCCAGTTTCACAACACATCCTCCTCCTCGGAATCGCTTGGAGGCGGAGCCGCCTTCGGGGGAGTTTCTTGCGGCGCCGCCCCGGAGACGGGATACAGGTTCACGGGGAACCATGCCGTCTCGCCCCAAGGCACGAGCGCAAGGCCGAGGTTGAGCTTTCTGTTGATCTCGTTGATCGGCCAGCCCATGCGCCACAGCACCTCGGCCGTCTTCACCTTCTGTTCGTAGCTGGAGCGCATCGCCGGGATATCGGAAATGTCATAGACGATGCGAATGGAGTTCGGATCCCCGTACCGGGGAACGATGGCGTTGTTCAAGCGATTCTGAATCCAGTCCAGCAAAGGAATAATCACGTCCTCCCAGAACGACAGACGCGCGATTTCGAAGTTCGAGTAAGTCGGATCTTCGTTCGCTCCGATGAGCTGTGGAGGGACGCCGAAAATGGCGCAGATCTCGTACTTGTTGATCCGGCGCTGCTCCAGGAAGTCGAGGTCGTGGTGACTGAGCGCCGCCCGTTCGTACTCCATATCTCCCCAGAGCACCATCGGACGGTAGCGGTTGCCGCCTGAGAATTCGTGAATCAGCTCCTCGCGAAGACGATCGCGGTCCTCCTTCAACAGGGAGCTGGAGGGCACTTTGAGCACGCCGCCGGGGACGGCGCTGTTATCGAGCACGTTCTTGTTCCACGCCACGATGGCGTTCTCGCTTTCGAGCGTGCGAATGGCAGCCCGTAGTGGGGAGCAGCCACGGTAGGGATCCAGAGGATCCACGAAACGAAAATGCAGCACTTCCTCCGGCGAGAACGGAATCGGATTGCGGCCGGGAGGTCGAAACTCATAGCCCGCCACATGCAGCACGGGATCGGGCACGACCCGCACCCAATCGGGGCGCATATGGTAGAGGTGCATAGGGACGCCGCGATCCTGCACGATCTCCACGAAAGCGTTGCCATCGAGATACAGGTTCTGGACGAGTTGGGTGAGGAACTCGCGCCGGTCTGAATTGGGATTGGGACGGTCGATCAACCTCTGAATAGGATGGCCGGCTTCGTCAACGAACGTGCCGTCGCCATCGGCATCCGTCTGCACCTTCCACGGGACGCTGGAGATGGATTCCGCGATCCTCATAATGCAGCGATGCGCCCAGACCGAGGCGTAGTAGCCCTCGCTCACGCTCTCGCTGAATCCGAGGTTGCGGAACGGGGAGCCCGCCCACATCGCGAAAGCTCCGGATCGTTGGCCGCCCTGTTTGCGGCGGAAGCGCATCAGCCATCGATCATACCATGCCATGACCTATATTCTCCCGAGGTCGGAATCCTGAAGCAGACGGCGTACTTCCTGCAGAGCCGCGGATCGCACCTTTTCGACGCTGGACACGCGAATTCCGAGCTCGCGGGCGATCTCGCGGTCGCTCCATCCACTCAGGTAGGTGAGGCGCAGCACCGCCGCCAGCTTCGGCGCCAGGCAGCGATCTATGACCGCCATCACGCGTTCTGTCAGAATCCTCGTATCCCGGTTTTCGTCCTCATAGCTGTGCAGATCGAGGTCTTCGATGGATTGCCGCAACTCGTGCTTCGATGCGTACCTCGTTTCCCGCCTCGCGAGATCCAGTGCGGCTCCGCGAATGCAGGGGAATGCGAACGTGGAGAAGCGCGTTCCTTTGGATGGATCGTAGCGATGAAGTCCGCGAATCGTGTGCAGCACGGCTTCGCTGATGGCGTCATCGTAATCCGCACTCCCCACGCTGCGCTGAAACATGGCGGCCTGCTTCACGACCATCGGAAGAAGGTCCACCTCCTGCCCGGGCGGGCCGATCACGAACGATTTCAGAATCACTCTACACCTCCAGGAATCCGACAGACGGACGGGGACGATACTCGCTGATGAGGCAGTTGAAGGCGCCCGCGGCGCTATCGACCTGATCGTCGTGCCTCCCGTCAGGCACGGTCAGAATCTCATCCAGCCACTCAACGATCCACGGCGCGTTCACGACCGCTACCAGCCCCTTCTGGCAGTGCGTCGCGAACGGCGCCCACCGGAGAGCCTTCGGTCCGGTAGCCAATACGGGCTGCACGTCGTAGCCGATCAGGCGACGGGCAATCTCCGCTATGAACACCTTCGAGCTTGCGCCAGGCTCCTGCTCTATCCTCACCGCTACGCGGCGTCCGTCCGCTTCCGCCGTTCGAAGAATAATGTTCTGAACAGCCGATGGACCGTACCGTCCCCGCCGCACATCCTCTACCGCCACCTCGTTCGTCCCATCGTCAATGGATAGCAGCGTCCCCGCCGTGTAATCGGGATCCTGACCGGGACGGGGCTGCGTGGCGGCAAGATCCCAGAACCGCACGCGCCGGCGGTTTCCGGTCGGCGCCTGATCCAGAAACCTCGAGAACCATTCCCGGCGAAACACGGCGCCCTCGCGCGTGACATCCCAGTCCCCCTCTTCGCGCTGCTTCCTCGTGACGGGATCCAGCATGGCGAGGGATGCCCGGTAGGCTTCCTGATCCACATAGGGATTATCCTCCAGCCTGGCCGGGACGAAGAACCTGTCCGCATGCTTGCCGGTG